CCCGCCAATTCCGGCGGGTGGATTTTTTCTGCTCAGTCGGGATGCCGGGATTTGAACCCGGGGCCCCTTGCCCCCCAGACAAGTTAATGTACACACTCACATGCCCATTGTATCAAGTCGCGAGCGTTGTTCTTGTCAGTGATCAGCGTGTATTTTACGTGTCTCAAGGCCAGCCGGACCGTAACCTCATTGCCAATATAATCAATAAAATGATTCCGGCAAGCGTGATTATCTGCCATAGCACTCCGTTAAACCTGGGCTTCTCCCTGATGGTATTCGTAACTGTAATGATTTTTACTTTCTCCTGGAGAAGACTGTCGTACTTCAGTTCTATGGCTGTAGGCTTATGGAAAAGCCGCTGATATATTCGGGAGTCAGCAACCCAGGCCTCGGTAATAGCATAATCTGTCTCCAGAATCATAGTGTCAATGGTGACAGCTTCATAATTAATGATAATCACAGTATCAGTACCAAACACTGTATCCGGAGGTATAAAAACATAGAAGGTTGTGTCTCGATATAAGACAGTGTCACGATACATGATCAGAGGCGGCCACTTCTTCAGGCATTGTTCCTGGGTGGCGCAGCTGGCAGCAAGCAGACTGAGTAATATGAATATCAGAGATCTCACCCGTTGAAATACGTGATCTTATCATTGCTCGCAGTGGCTACATCTACATGTACCCATCCAGTTGTATTTCTCTCCACTCGAATGTTAACAGGCATTTTATCTTTATTCCTCTCAATCCATCTTCTAACCTCCTCATCAAGCATGCCCTGAACGCTGAAATCAACTGCCTGGAACCTGGTATGAGCTGACAGGTAAGTCCGGCCGGCAATAGTCTTTTCTTTGACCAAACTGCAGAGATTACATCTATAGCCACGCTGACTCAGCTTACCCTTGTACTTAAGCCCATAATCATTAACGATTACCGGCCGGTCAATTGCAGAGCGAAACCAGTGTAGCCAATTGATCAGCCTTGGATCAGCAAACATCCAGGCCTTCTCGCCATGAGCCAAGAAAACATGAGGACAAACGAGTTCGTATATCTCGAACTCATCCATTCAGTACAGGTTCTTTTTTATTGAAGATAGACTCAATGAATTCAAGAATGGTATGCACAACCGGTACTGTAGAAAATCCGTTTGCGGCCAACCCAGCTCCTAATCCATACAGAATGCAAGCCAGCCATGAAAATTCAGCGGCAAATCCATAATTAAATACATTGGAAAGGATCATGATCGTGATCGAGATTAACCAAATAATGATCATTCTAACAAATCCCTTCGGTGGCTTAAATAAGCCAAGAATGATACTACCCAAAAACGAAGACATAGCTGCAATGCCAGCGAGCGATCCCATGTATACATTCAGCTGGGTAAGCAGAGAAATGACATTATCAGGCGGATCAACGGTCTGAGCAATTGCCAGAACCGGAACGTTCAAAAGTGCAATAAAAATTGCACACACAATCAGTACTTTTTTCATTTTACAATAATTTATGGTTTTTTATTAAAAGCCCTAATCTTCTTTACTGTCAGGATGATAGACAATACCAGACCGACACAGCCTAATGAAACAAATAGCAAGTCAAGCCATTTGCCAAGAGAATCAAGCAAGCCAATAGACCCTAACATCAATGATGACGCTAGTGGTACCCAATTCTTAATAGTATCTATTATTGTTTCGATCAAACTCATATCATTTTGCATTAATTCTTCCATTCGTCACTACTCTAAATTCCCAATAATACTCCTTATTTTACTTGAACATGAACTGGCGGCAACATTGCGACAACTCCAGACGATGAAAATGGAATTAGGCAAAAATATCCTTCACTATCCGGTGGCATAATTGGATAGAAGTTTGTCATATTCCCAGATATATCAGTAAGTTGTGTTACAGTAAATGTATTCAGATCGTTACTTGTAATTATAGGATGTCTCTCTCCTGTTGATGGTTGTTTCGTGGCGATAAGTTTTCCATTTGCAATATCTAAGCCGACTATTTGATTGTTTGCTAGATACATTTTTTGATGTGAGGCTAAATTTGCAATATCATTTTTAGCACAACGATAAATTCCATAATCAGTACCCTCAGTGTCATCGCTTCCCCACCAAATATACCCGTCAACAAAAACTAAACCTATGGCTTTCATCCTGTTAACAATAGCGGCCTCATATATCTTAACCCAAGACCATTGATTTAATTCTGAATTGTAGGTTCCAGTGAACCATTTTACTTCATTCTGCTCAACTCTAGAGCTGTCGCCGGTACACATATAAAATATTCCGCTTGCCGGGTCTTGCTGAATAATATGTACATGTCTGCACCAGTTAGAATTCCCAGCATCGCCCAGCAGCGTTCCGGTAGCTCCACCAGTTGCAGTGCCATTATCTCTGTAATATGGATTTTGTCCAAACTTATAGGCTAATTTGACGTTTGCACCATTATTATAAAAATGATAAACATTGATTGGAGCTGCTCCCGCCTGAACGTTACCGTAATTACCTATAACAAGTGTTTGTTCTGTTCCGAAATATTGTTTATGCGGATATTGCTGTACTCTGAAATACTCGCCAGGATACGATCCGTTTGCTGGAGTATGAGGAATATAGTCAGTAACTCCGTCAACATCCTTTACGGTAAGTTCTGATACTGTCAATAAACCATTACTTGAAAAATAGACTTTATTGTATGTTGCAAAATTAATATTCCCGTTATCCCAGATGTAGCCAAATGCGACCTGGCCAGCATTAACAAAGTTATAATTAGTCCAGCTCTGTCCCTTGTCATTAGAATACCTCATACGGCCATATGCTCTTGCTAAGATTCTGTCTCCATCTTGATAGACAGTTACCCATTGAGTTTTTTTATAATTCAATTGTGGTGTAGATCGCAGCCACTTCCTATCAGTTGTTCCTATTCCTGTAAAATACTCCTGAAATATTGCATTTAAAGTTAACACCTGAGACGAGGTCCACTTTCCTCCTATCAATATCATTGCAAGCCTAGCTAAAGTTGGATCATTAGAAGGTATAGCTCCATCATTATTATTAAAAAGTAGCGCCCAGATGTTTTTGTTAGGAATGGCTGTTGAAGCCCTAGTAGCAGTGCCTAAAGAAATACCTTCGATAAATAATTCCTCAGTGCTTTCATCTTTATTAATCAAAATAAAGCCTTGTGATGATGTCGGCATTTTATAATTAATTCCAGGCGAATTGATTGAAAAATTTAATCGTCCATTCACAGAATTCTTTATCCCGCCAAACAGGTATGAAGAGCCATCATAAACACCAACTACAGCTGCTGATCCATAAATCTCGTCAACCACATAATAGCCAATACTGGCAGAATTTAAGGCGAGTGCCGATTTGTGTACATTAGGGTTATGATTGAGATTTAGCGCAGTATTGCCATCCGCAAATACACCATATTGATTGTCAAAATATAGATTTCCAGTCCCTTGTTTAGTAGCGTTTCTTCCGCTTCCTTTTAATTCAGTCAGATAATTGTCCGTATCTGTCCTTCTGGCAAAGAGCCAAATACTGTCAATGTTATTCCATATGCTAATATCCTCTTGTAATTTTAATGCTAACCATTGTGGAGTGCAATATGAACTCCAATCATCATCCTCAATAGTGCTTGAACCTAAAACCTCTTTAATTGTAAATGAATACGTCCCAATGTCTTTTGAATTTGCATCCTCAGAGAAGTCAATTATTTTACCTACTCCACTGATATGTTCATTTTCTGTTTGTGGATCATAGTAACTAAATGCTATGTTAACCCCTGCAGCTGCAGCTTCACGGATGGTTTCGTAATCTTCATAATCATCCACCTCAGCTGAGGTCCGACGGTAGGTCTGACCACTGCAGGTAAGCTCGCGTGCTGAATTTTCCAACTCTTCATCCGGCACTCCGGCATGTTCCTTATGCAATATCTCCTCATAGCTGGGTTTATCTTTAAAGCCAGACGTCACAAGACCGAGAATTATTTTGTCTCCGATCTTCACTGCCAATGCATATCCTGGAACTTTTGTTGCCATTTTATTATTTATGTTGGTAAGCTTTCAAATTCATTCGATACTATGTTCAGGTTGTTTATGGAAAGTCCTATACGCACTGTATTAGACACGCCCGGAGGTGGATATGTCAAGCCATTCAGCGCATAATAAGCTGTGCCGGATGCTATATAAACTACCTGAGATCCGCTATCCATTACATGATTATATTGATTCCGGATCTCCCAGTAAATTGTTTTATTGCCGGGACCTCCGGAATTCGTAGCATTAAAGGATACATATATGTCTGTACCTGACGATCCATCAGGTATCGCGCTCATGCTATTAATAGTGACTGCCGGCGCCGATGATACAGTAAGAGCCGTACTGCTCACCCAGGTAGTATCAGTTGATATCTTACATTTAATGTAGTAAGTGCCAGTAGAAGTCGGCGCGGTGAAAGGTATTTCAATGTCAGCATCACCGCCTGCGATTATGATGCCCGAGGTCACTGTACCTGAACTCTGTGTCACATCAGATCCGTTGACCACCTTCCACTCAACAGACTGACATCCGCTTGAATCTCCTGTATTTTCGACATTAACCGAGAAGGAACTCTCCTGGCCTGCCGTTAATGAGGTAGAGGCCGGAGTGACGCTATCAACTGTGAGATTTGCAGTATTGCCCAGACTGACTCCGGAGTCGAAATTCACAGCTCGCGATGTATATGGAATGAACTCCACGAGAGTGACGTCCCAGGTACCCGCATAAACATTCCAGCTACATTCAACGATCTCGAACTCACGGTTGTTGTTGTATGCATCCCTGATTATGCTTGCCATCGTGAGATTAGCTCCCCGGATTGTTCCACGCAATACTTGCCTGGGCACATGATTGCGGCTAGCTAACATTTTGACCAGAGCGCCGATCAGGCTATATGCGGTATCAGACTGAGAAAATCGCCAGGACACTGTGGGCAATCCGGAACTAAGCCTCATTGCCCTATCGTACATCCTGACAGCATTATCATACACCGGTACATCAGCTCCATGGATCTCGATATCTCTCAAATCTGCAGGCTCAGAGCTGCCAGTAAAGTTTGCAGTGTCATCGAAGCCGGTAATAAAACTTCTGTTCTGAAAGAGGAATGCTGGTGATGGCAATGCAAAAGCAACGCCGACTCCGGATATGTTCGAGCCAAATGATGAAGCCCGAATCCTTTGCAGACGAACGGTCATCGTCCCTGATGCAGGAATACCTCCAGTAATGATTGAAATCCTTGTCCAGGTCACATCACCAGGATACATTGCTGATGCAAGTTCCTGCGAGACATAACCAGGTGTCGTGCTCCACCCGGTTGTAGCCAGGTAATAAGTTGTGCTCCCTGCAACCAGCCGAACCTGGAATCTTACCGTCAGATTGATTGACCTGGGATTTGACATTGATGACCAGATCATACCGGTTGGACAGACATCAATCGAAAATTTAAAGTCCTGATTCAATCCTTTGACTACATTAACCGATTGATATATGTAGTCATTATCAGTATCAGAATAACCAGACAGAAAAGCATAGCTCAGATCGTCTTTCTTTCTTGGATTAACACTGACAGATCCATTATTACTCCAGGACGGAAAGGACAGTGTTGATAAATTATAATTCTCGAACTTATAATTGTCCAGGATAGAAGGTTTCAGACCATAGTCACTTGATATCCTGACACGCTTGCCGCCAGGTTGCAGTGAAAGTGAAAGAAATCCAACCGGCCGCACATTATTGCCAGTTTTCAAAGTTGTCAGGTTCAGGATCGTTGGTGAAGCTTCAGTGGTTGAATAGACACCCGCGGAAGTATATATCAGACGGGCAGATTTCTTGTCTTTGTATGAAAGGATCTCCCAGCGATTCTTATTCTGAGTGATCGTAGCATCATACTTTCCAAGAATTGCTTCCAGTACTTCGTTGCACTTCATGTCCGCGTACATAGCACAGTTCTCCAGCGTCTGCGTTAGCGGGCAGTAGTCATCATCATGTGATATCTCCCACAAGTTTATTGCGATAGCGTAATTCAGTCCCAGACCAATCTTATCAAGGCAATGACGGATGCAGGCAAGTTGTGTCTGATAGCCTGTCAGTGTAAAGCTTTCTCCGCTGAGGAGACCAAGACCATCAGTTGCCTGTAGCCTGACATTCGTTGGTCCGGGCTTGTAGGGGACCTCATATTGCTGTGGATTCAGGTAGCCTGACCAGATCGGTGTGGTAGAAGGGTAGTAGAATTCAATTTTGAACTTCTTCGGGTTATTGGTATAGAATGACAAGAACTCGAAGTCAACAACTTCTCTTATCAGGAACTCAATGCTTGTGCCTATAATGACCTCTCCGGAGTCTTTCTTCAAATGAAACGGGTTGGCCGGCACATTACGGTTAATCTCAGCACCGGAATAACCATCCTCCGAGATCACGATCCTTGATGTGACACCATCCTTTCCCTTGCACAGGAGTTGATATTTAACGACGTGGGCCACCGATAGTACTTTTTATTCTTTGATCCTCCTTGTTAAAAACATACACGAGATCTCTTCCACTTGCAGTCAATTTGCCGGTTATCTCCATTTCCTGCTTCATGCCGGCAATATTTCGTGTGTCAAAGGTGTAGCTTCCGGTTGCAGCCGTTGCAGTGGCGACAGATCCGCCGCCGGCTGCCCTGGACATTGCACCTTTAATCATGCCGGATATAGCTATGAGAGCAGCACCTGCAGCAATAGCAGCTGCAGCAGTTGCAGGATTCGGGAACTGAAGCGCCTGGAAGAGAGCCAGGCTGGCCAATCCTGCCTGAATGAGGAGTTTTCCGACAGTGTTGCCCAGATCGGCAAGGGTGCTAAGAACTACCTGGCTCACATTCTTAATGCCGGAAGTTCCTGCAGCAAGCTCTCCGAGAACAAATGCAACATTTGATATCATTTGCGCAAAAGCTTCATTGAGAGCATCAGAGATGCTTTGCTGGAAGGATGTCGCTGTTTCAATGACCGCCATATTTACCTGAGCCAGCTCACTTTTGAGCTTAGACAAATCCACGGAAGGGCCAGCTATTTTGGCATCCTTAACCATTGCCTGAAAGAGCTTATACTCCTCTTTCTTTAATTCAAGCTCTTTCTTTGTTGCATTTATCGCGCTGTTTTTCTCTCTCAAGAGAGCTTTTAGCTCTTCGCTCTGGGCTCGCATCAGGGAATTGATCTTAGCTTCCTGTTCCTCAATTTCCCTGTTTAATGACGCAAGTACTTCCTTGGGCTCCTTATACTTGAGAGCAATTCTGTCTTTCATGAGCTGTAATCGCTCACGTTCAAGACTAATTTCATCACCGTAGACTGACTTGATTAGTTTCTCAGCATCCATGAGAAGCTTTATTTTTTTCTCATGATCTTCGAGTTCCTCCCTTGCCTGCAGTCGTAGTTCTGCAACCTTAGCGCGACGCTCTTCAAGAGAATTTATCAGTGCAATTTCGCGGTCCTCTAACGCATCTTCGGCTTCAGCGAGTCTGCCGGCCTCCTTCCAGTCATTAGTTATTTCTTTTCCAATGCCATTGAAAGCAGTCCTCATTTGCTCCCAGCCTTCACGAAACTTGCCCGAAAAGATATCAACAAGCCCTCCGCCGAATTTAACAAGTCGCTCAACCAGGTTATCAAGAACAGAACGGATCTGCGAAAGCTTTTTTGCCAGCTTATCTGCTCCGCTTTCCGACTTGGTAAAATATGCTGCCACCGAGCCGAGAGCTACAACCAGCGCACCGATACCAGAAGAGATGAGAGCTGTCTTGAGCAACTTCATCGCAATGGCAAACTTATTGGCACCACCCGCGCCGGCCTGGAAACTGCTCACCAGGAAATTAAACGATTTTC